ATCCAGGCTCAACTTCACTGATTACCAGTGCAGATAAAACTCGTCTTGAGACATTGTTCAAAGAAAAAACAAGAATCATTTATGATAATTTGAATCCATACATAAAACCAGATATTATCTCAACTCGTCAGGTTGGTTATCTCCACATGGGAGTAAAAGACCAAAAGACTGGGGAGATTAGTGGATTGGACTCTCAAATAATCACTAGAGAAACACAAGATACCCCAACATCACTTGAGGCTTATCGTGCGATGCACGTGTTGATTGACGAGTGTATGCTTCACAGTAAAGCAGACCAAGTGTACAAGTCTGCACAGGCGAGTGTTAAATCGGGATTTATCAAAGTTGCTCCCATTGTAATTGGAGGTAGTGCGGGTGAGTCAACGAGCGTAGGACAGAAACTTGCAAACAATCTTTGGAAGAACGCCGATAACCTTAACTTACTTACTGTATTCCTTCCTGGAAACATGGGTATTATGGAAGCGCCTGAGATTAACGCTGATGGTAGGGACACAGGAAAGATTCTTAACTTTTGCCCTAACGGATATTCTGATGTTGACGGTGCGACAGAATGGATTAATAAGACTCGTGATAAATTAGATAAGATTGAAGATAAGTCGTTCTTGAACTCATTCATCAAACAGTATCCGTTGGATATTAATGAAGTATTCTCTTCTACTTCTCATGGCGCATTACCCGTTGATGTTATTCATAAGTTGAATCAGCAGGAAAGGATTATTTTATCTGAGCCCCCACCGATTGAAAAGTGTATAATTTACAGAGATGTTGCTGGTGAACTACAAGTAAAGCCTGACAAACAAGGAAAATTCACACTGCTTGAGAGATACAATCCTAACCACAAGTACATCGCAGGGATGGACCCGATTCCATTTATTTCTTCCAAACTGGGAGACGGTTCTGATAACTGTATAGCAATCAAGAACTTAGATACAAATATGTATGTTGCATTCTACAAAGAAAGAGCAGCAGATCCAGATTTGATTATGTCCAACAACATCAACCTACAAGATTACTTTGGTGGAGCAAAGGTTATGGTTGAGATTAACCGAGGTGGTGTTATCTTGGATACATACAGAACAAACAATCGTCAAGATTTGTTGGCTCCTTCTCCAAGAAACTTAGGTAAAACATTCTTCAGTAAAGACAGACCTTACGGGTGGTACAAGAATGACCACACGGCAGAAAGAGCAAACGCTTATCTGATTGATTACCTGAGGAAGAACTTTGAATCTGTTTTCCTAATGGAAATGATTGAGGAAGCCAAAGTTTACATTACCGAGAATACGGATTTGCTGGATGCTGTGGTTGGTGGTGAAATCTATCACAAGGATATGATGGAGAAACTCAAGAAGAAAGTTGATGCTGCGCCTCAGAAGAAAACCATTCCAATGATTGTATATCAGAATGGAAAGGCTATGAAAGTCTGGAGAGAGGTTACTTTTTAGTAGACTTGCCGTTAGAACCTTGACGGGCACGGTTGGTACTTTTCTTTTCTAAAGTCATCTTTCCGTCCTTCTTGTGAGAAAGGTCTACACCCTTTGTTGCTCTCTTACCGTAAATACCTCTTTTGCGGGCCTCTGCGTTAAGTTCTTGGCGATATGATACTTTGCCCTTCTGATACTCCTTATCGTAGCTGTAATCACGTCCTGTGGCTTTATTTGAAGCTGGTCTTTTATTTTTGCCTACGATTTTGTTTTTCATCTCTTTTTTCTATTATTTCTCCAACGAGGTAGGAGATTCCAATGGTAAAGATAACAAATAAAATCCCAAAAAGGAATTCTTCCATCATTTTTTCTTTACGTTAGTAACTCGTTTACCCATTCCAACCCTTGACTTCTCGGCTTTCTTTGCTGCGAGTTTCGATGGGCTCAGTTCTGATTTGGTTACTGGTGTTTTTGAGCTTACTCTTTTGGAAGGACGGCAATACTCGTTCTTTCCTCCCGCACCACAGGCTTTACCACTCTTGGTGTCTACCCACTTCTCTGCGCCCCATCTCTTTAGATCTGAGCCCGCCTTTGTTTTTTTTACTTGACCTTTTGATTTTCTACACTTTGCAATCGCTTGAGATGCCCTAGCAGAAGGGAATACAGCGTACTTAGCTTTGACCTTAGTGTAGCAAGCGTCTTTCATCCTTGTCCTCTGTATTTTTTAAGGTAGTTCTTTGATGTTTTCAAAGATGAACTCTTCTTTTTAGAAACAACACCGGGTCTTTTTATGGATGCTTTAGGCTTCCACTTCGCTGCTTCTTTGGTTGATTTTACTTTTGTTGCCATAGGTATACTCTGAAATATTCGAAATCTTCTGTACCGCCTTCTTCAACATAGTTTAGGAAAGCCTCATAAATTGGGCCTCCGAAAGATACTTCTTGAAATGAGGTGTCTACTCCACTGCCAATCATCTTGACAGCATAAAACTCAACCTTCTCTTCCATCTTCTCAATTTTGGCTTCGGCAACCACCACTGCTTCTTTCAGATGCTCTTTCTCCTCAACTTTAGCTTCTACCAACTTCTCGCTTACTTCGTGGGCGGCTTGGGTTGCTTGACCTACTGCCTTCGTACTCTGTTGAATCTTTTTCAAGAGTGCATCCATCTCATTGATCGGGGCTGGTTCTACGGCCCAACTGGCTGTGAAGATGTAACCACCCATAAACAAGAGAGCGAAAATCCAAAGCAACTTTTTCATAGCTTTTTCATCGAATTGATGATGCGTAGTTCCGTTATCGCTGCGGATAAGGCAGAGTCTGCGGTTTTAAGTGCCTTGTATGCTTGTTTTTGTTCTGCTCTCATCACTGCCATTTCTTTTCTGCACTCATCAATTTGTGTTTGATTGCTCGCACGCAAGTCAAAATACAGATAGCTAACAGCCAGAAGCATACAAAAAGCCACGGCAGCAATTGGGTTTTTTTGAAATTGTTCAAAATTGACAGGAAGGGGATTGGTTTTAGGAGTGCTCATTTCTTTTTGGTTAACTTTTTCCACATAGTTTTGGCAGCAGTTGCTTTGCCAATAGCAGTAGCCTTAGCTTTACTCATGCCTTTTTTCATGTAACTTTTTGCTACATTTTCAGCCATAGGTTTGAAAGATTTACCTTTCTTTCCCAAGTCCTTGCCAGCAGATGCTTTCTTGGCAATAGTGCTTCTCTGTTTAGCAGTACCGTAAGCCATTACTTTTTCTTCTTTTTCATTTTAGCATACATCATCTTCTCTTTGGCTTCAACTTTCTTTCCCTCTTTCTTTTCGTGTTTCATCTCAGCCTTCTTAGAAGTGTATTTTTCCATACCACCGTACTCAGAAATCTTCTTAGCAGCGGCCTTTTTTATTGGTTTTTTCATTTCTTTTTGATTTTTGCTAATCTGCTTTCAGCTTTTACAACTCTATCTTTAGACTTAGTAACTCGTGATTCAGCGTTTTTAACTCTAGCTTTCTTAATTACAAGTTTAGCTGTTTTTGCTGGAGACAACATTGATTTTCTTGCCGGGCCTTTTTTGGCCGCAGCGCTAATGGTGTTTGCTGTTTTTTTGAAGTATCCAACATCACCATCTTCAAAAGCAATTGCCCTATCTATTTGATTTGCGTTCATACCTAAGCCTTTGTCTGTAGTACCTATTCCACGTGGCTTAATTTTAGACACTGCGTTGAGAGTGTTTTTCTTTTTTCCAATTATTGGTTTTTTCATGATTATGGTTATTTGTTTTTCTTTACCTTTACTTTGCCACTTGTCTTAGTGGGCTTTGAGTTGTTGTGTTCTAGCTTCTTAGCTACAAAATTACAATTATACATTAGCACTTCCATCTTTTACGGGCCTGTCTCAAACGTGAGTTTGGATCTGAGGCCGCCTTTGGAAAATTTGCCATTTGACCGGCACTACGAGCACAAAATGATTTGCGTCTCTTAGCATCTGCACTACCTGCCTTTACCTTACCAGTAACGGCTGTCTTTAATTTAGAACCAGGATTTGCTTTGCGATATGCAGCCACGCCTTTAGCCGTCATACCAGCACCTTTTTTGGTAGGGAGGTAATTGGCGTTCTTGCCTTTGGTTGTTTTCGCTATGGGCTTATCCTTCGGCATTCTTCTTTTTAAAGATTTTATTAGCAGCTCCGAGACCCAATGCACCAAATGCAAGGGCAGTCACACACTCTACTAAAATAGCAGCAGGAGCAACGTGTTCTTCTGAAAAAGAGTTGTGATACATAGTAACACACAAAGCAATAGCACACAAGATTCCTACGAAGCGGTTTGCGCTGAATTTGTCATGCTCGTCTTTGAATATTTGAAAGAATTTCATAACACTAAGTTACTTAATTTAATTTAATTTTCCAATGGCGGAAATGGAGGTGTTACAACTTCAAACTCTGTCGGAGTCCCAAGGACTGGCGTGAGTGATTCATCAAAAACGATATACCAAAATTGCGGTGTGTTTAATTCTGCAAACTGATAATCAACCCAATGCTGTGTGATGTCGTCAGGTGTAACTGGAATACCAAAATAAACATCGCACAACTCACGGGCGGTGATTGCTTCTGCTTCGGTGTTGTATTGATAGCCGTTAATAGATTGCATAGTATGTATTTATGTTAGTTTCA